TTACGTATTGATATGTTTCAAGATTTTGTAATTCGTCATATGCTTCTTGTTGGGCTTGGGTATATGGTACTGTTTCGGGCTCGTCTAATGTAAATTCTATAATAACTGGATTATTATTTGCATATTTATCTGCCAACCAACTTTTCCATGCTTCTACGGTTACTTCTGGTAACATTCCTGTTCCTATTTCTGCAAATAATTTTCCAACTCCTGGTCTTAAATATGGTTTGCCTGTTGTTTGATATGTTAATTTATATCCAAAATAATTACAAATTATTGGATTGGCTGTCATTCCAGTTATACTTTCTAATAAAAATTGACCAGAATTTGCACTTTGTAATCTCCAATTCTCAGTTCCATCTAACACAATTTGTTTCCTTATATGTTTTATTCCACTATCTGTTAATGTACTTCCTTGATACATTTTTTCTGTTCCTAGTGGGAATGTGATTGTTTTTTCTTTATATGCTTCATAGTCTGTTACTAATCCATTTTCTAATTGCACATCATCCGTCTTTAAAGTAAGCGATGCTAAAACTTGTATTCTAATATAATGACAATTTTCAGGTATTACAAAGGTATATGTTGGTGAAGTAATAGTATTTGTTCTTGAAATCCAATTCTTACTACCATCATAAAAATATATTCTATAAGCATCATTACTAGAGGATTTCTGCAAAGTACCTGATAAAGAATAAGTATTGTTTGGGATTACTTTATAAAAATTTTGGGTATAATGTGAAGTTGAACTAGATACTGGATTACCATTATCATCTAAAATACCAGATGCAAAAGATACTTCATCTTGATTAAATAAATTTTTACCTACACGCTTTATCCCTACATCTCCTGTTAAATTTCTAATCTCACTTGGATAATCTATATTTGGCTTTGGTATTCCCCCTGTATATCTTTCTGTTGTGGCTGTTTCTCCTGGTGTTAATGTTATATAAAAATCACAATTATAAGTAGTTCCAATTTGAGTATTACACACAATCTTAAATTCTGTATTATCTTCTTCAATAGTTATTGTTTTTTCCCCATTACTATTTAATGATATTGACCCACTTGGGTTTGTTCTAGTAAACAAAACACCTGTATAAGTACCTATAACTTTAATTCTATATGTTCCTGCATTTAATATAATTGGGTCTTGATTATAAGTAAAACCTACATTTTTAACTGCTGTTCCTGTCATTGTTACCTGCCCTTGCGAATTACATACATAATCAACTTCACTTTGTCCACCTATATTACTTCTTTCAGTAAAAGATAATTTATTTGCCCCTGTTGTTGTTTCTTGCCTGCTAAATCCCTCAAAATCTAACTTACCATACCATAACGCACTATCTGTTGTATGTATGCTTGTTCCTGTTGCTGTTGCATCTTTCATCATTGAAGGAATTTTTGCCATTTTTTCTTGTAACTTTGGAGCTATTTCTTCTATGTCATCTTTTGCTGTATCTACTACTTCGTTAAATTCTGTTGTTTTATCTTCTACATTGTCGTTAAAATCTGTTGTCTTTTGTTCTGCATTTTCATTGAATGTAGTAGTCTTGTTTGTTGCGTTCTCATTAAAAGCATTAGTTTTATTAGTAGCATTTGTGTTAAATGTGTTTGTTCTTTCTGTTGCATTGTCGTTATAATCTTTTGTCTTGTTTGTAGCATTAGTATTATAATCTCCTAATTTTTCAGTATGATTATCATTATATGTTTTCAATTTGTTGGTATGATTAGTGTTGTATGCCCCAAATTTTTCAGTTGCATTATCGTTATAGTCTTTTAATTTATTTGTATGATTTGTGTTATATTCTGTTGTTTTAGTATTAGCATTTTCATTAAATGCATTTGTCTTATTTGTTGCATTTGTATTGAAATCTCTTGTAGCATTTTCTACTTCTGTTTCAAAACCTTCTCTTGCTTGTTCTGCTCTATCTGCATCATTCTTTGCACTCTCTGCCTGTCTTGTTGCTTCTTCTGCCTGTTCGGTAGCTGTTTCTGCTTGTTCTGTTGCTGTCTCTGCAGCGTTCTGTGCGTTTTCTGCTGAGTTCTCTGCATTATCTGCAGAGGTTTGTGCTTCGTCTGCACTAGCTCTTGCTTCGTTTGCTATGTTTTGTATTTGGGCTACATATACTTGCCACTCTGTTGGTTTTAGGATTTCATTTTCTGTTTTTGTTTGTCCTGCCCCTTGATTAAAATATTTACTTGCAAAATTTGTTGATATTTGATATGTCTTTATTACTTCATAATAAGTTCCAATATCTTCATTTCTAGGAACTTGAACATATACATATACATCATTTTCGAGTACATAATATTTTTTATTTGTATTTACTTCAACATCTTGTGTTTGAAAATATTCAATTGTATATCCTCTGAATCCAATAGCATATGAACCCCACAATTCTTTGTCTATGTAAATCTTAGTACCTATTTCTGCAACTCCTTTTCCTTCATCTGGAATAGTTCCACCTTCTTTTAGAACAAATACTGCTTCTTTGTGTAAATCGTCCCAAGAGTTATCATATTCTATATCTGCTTCATAATAATTTACACTCCCAGAATTAGTCTCTTTATCACCTTCAAGTGTTAATTTATCTCTATTAAGAATAAATTTCATGTTATCCTCCTTTTTCATAAAATAAGAGCAACTATAAAGAAAATCTTTACAATTGCTCATTTTTAAGCTTATATTAATAAAATAATTTGCCCCATGTTACTTTGCCTACAACTCCATCAACTGTTATCCCTTTTGCCTTCTGGAATTGTTTTACTGCATTTAGTGTACCATTACCAAACACACCATCAACTCCATTAGTGTTGTAGCCCAGACAAGCTAATCTTGCTTGTAATAAATATGTAATGTTACCTTTCGCTCCTATTTTTAATTTCTCACAAGCTGTATGTGTTTTTATTCCAAATACTCCATCAACTACTAAGCCTCTTTCAAATTGTTTGTTATGTTCTTTTTGTAGTCCTATTACTATTGCTTTCTTTGTTTCTGGTCCTGCAACGTTATCTACTGCTATATTTAAGCCATATCTTGAATTAAGTGTCTTCTGGATTGCAGCTATTGTACCCGTGTCAACTTTTGTGGTATTTTCAATCGTTTTTGTCGCCTTAGCATTTACTATTTCATCAAATGGATAATTCTTTCCAGGACAAGCAGTTGAATTTACGTCTCTATGTCTTTTAATTGCTGTAATTGGATATTTACCTTTTATGTATGCAATTAATTCTATTATTGCCTTTTTCTGTACTTCTGGCATTATATCTGTCTCAAAGTTGCCTTCTGCACATATCCCTATACTTGTGTTATTGTGCCCATAAGCATGTGCTCCTATTGTATCTTCTCTTCTGCCTCTATATGTAGAGCCATCTTTTCTTACATAGAAATGATATCCTATGCATGTCCAACCATTGCCTTTATGTATTCTGTCTATCCCTTCTACATCTCCATTACCTGCTCTATGGTGTAGAATTATTGTGTCTGTTTTACTTCTTTTTTGTAGCGTTCCATTTAATGTATAAGTTTTTTCTATTATATTCATAGCTTATTCCTCCTTATCTTTAATTACTTTGTTACTTAATAAGTAAGTACCTATAACACCTTGTACTACTGCTATAACTTGTACTATTTGTATTGCATAAGGTATCTCTATCCCTTCTACTGAATTAATGCCTGCAACTAATGCTGCAATTATTGCTAATATATTTGTTGTGTATTTTGCTATTTGTTTAATTTTCTCCATATTTAAACACCTCACTTCATTAATTTTTGCCATTTATCGTGTATGTAACTGTTACCTTTTAAGTCTTTAATATAATGATCGTACACTTCATATGCTCTTTGCTTCTCTGCATCGTCCATATTTTCGCCTTTCTCTACGGACTTCAAAAATGTTACTAGATAGTTCTTGCATTGATTTACGTCTAGGTCATCTATTTTTTTATATATCGGTGCAAATCCTTTATCTATTATCTTCTTACAGAACACACATATCGTTGTTACTGCTGTTATAAAACCAGCTATTAATATTACCCAATTCATAATATTTTCCATTTTTACCTCCTAAATAATAAAACATCCTCCTAATTGCAATTTATCTCCAACTTTAAGTTTCCATTCTCCATTAAAATTGCCATTTGGATTAGCAGCAACAACTACATTTGTATAATTATTAGTTGTGCCTCCTTGATTACCAACAGCCATTGTCATTAATGTATAATTATTAGGTCTAAATCCTGTTGGAAATGTTACCAATGCTTGTGTCCAACCATTAGTAATTTCTGTATCTATTATTATTGAGAAAAAGAATGATACTACATTGCCACTTCTTTTACACCAATTATAATTTCCACCACTTTGGAAATGCCCTACATCACTTGTTAAACTCCCTGGCGTTAATGCTGATACAGGCGTTAAAACCATTTTTTGCCATTCTCCCCAACTTCCTGTATAAGTTCTTACAAATATTTGAGATGTCAATGTATTGCTATGTATTGTCTGTGTATATCTTTGATCTCCGTGATTTTTTTCTACTATCAATTTAAACCCTGCACCAGTTAGTGGACAGTTTGTCAATGTATCGGTTACTGAAGCAGATGTGCTTTTGTATGCTCCTACTGTTATATAATTGTTTAAATCTGCATTTAAAGGTATTTCTGTTTCTGGTAACTGTAATGTGTTACAATCATCTAAATACTTCAACTCTGTTTCTATCTTGTTCATATTTGTTTTACTTAATGGAGCTGTGTTCCAGTTTGTTTTTTGATATGCCATTATTTTCCCTCCTTCTTTTCTTCTTTTTTCTTTTTGTTCTCTTCATTTATCTCTTTGCTCTTTTGACTTATTAATGCTTGTTTATACTGTTGTTCTTCTATGCTATTTAATTGGTCATATATGTCTTTTATAATAGGCTTCAATATGAATGCAGGTAATCCTGATTCATTGACTATGCCTATTATCTTCTCTTTTACTTCTCTCTCTTTTAAAATTAGCTCGTCCATATTTTCATCTCCTTTACCATTCACTTAATACTGCTGTTAATATTCCACCTGTAAATACTAGCTTTCTCCAATATTGCCCCTCGTGTTGTACTATGATTGAAGCATTTTGTCCTGTTAAATCTTGTAAAGTATTTGGGTCTCGTGTATTATAATGAGGTGATTGTATTGAGTCTCCCCATACCGCTATAGCACTAAGTTTGCTTACATTAATTGTTCCACCATTAATCCTATCTCCACTCATTGTCCCAGATGTTATTTTACTTGCACTTAAGTTTGGTATATTACTCGTTGCCAATGTTCCTGATATTGTTCCTGCAGGTACTGTGCAAGTGTTTTTGATTGTGCAGTTGTCAAATGTTCCACTTGTTGCAGTTATTGTTCCGCTAATGACTGCCTTTGTTGAGTGTAGTGTTCCGTCAGCTCTTACATAAAATGGATATTGATAATTTCCACTCGTGCCAGTTCTTACAACAAGGAAATCTTGATTTCCATTAGATGCATCGTCAAGAAAAACCGTATTGTTACCATTTTTTGCTGTAATACTATGGCTTCCTATTGTAAATCCTCCTATTGTCCCACCTTTTGCAGCTATATTTCCATTTTTGTCAACACTAAAATTAGTACTCGTTATTGTGGTATTGTTGCCTGTTAGGTTTAAACTTCCACCACTTATCTTACTTGCGGATAATGTTCCTGTTGTAATACACGCACCATTTATCGTTGTTGTTCCACCTGATAAACCACTTTTGGTAGCATAAGTGTTAGATGCACTTGATATTGTTAAATAATCTGTTAATTCTAATCTTGCAGCACTTATCTTGCCTGTTGTTATATTTGCTCCATTGATTTCGGTACTTCCACTCTTTTTCAAATCTGTAAACTTAACTAAGCCACTTAATGTAATGTTTGCAGATTTACTATCTATCTCTGTCCCATCTTCATTTCTCAATCTAATTGTAAGTCCGCAGCTCGTACTGTTGTCTGTTGCTGCTAATTCTATTGATTTTGCGGTTGATTTTATTCTAGTTGACAAGTTATTAGTCGTAGTCTTTGTTGCATATGTTTCACTTACTTGTCCCATAAGTTCATTCGCTTTTAAACTAACAGTTGTGTTCATTTCTGTAGTTGTTGAATAATTTGTAAGCTTTGCATTTACATTCGCTAATATATTGGTTGATACTTGTGATATTTTGCTGTTTGTCTCTGCCCTTGTTGAAAATTGAGATGTATAATAATTTTGAGCCATCAGTCTAGCAAATAAATAGGCTTGGTATGGTGTTGTCTCATACTTTAAGATTTCTACTGTATAATTTCCGTCAGACAAATTAATGTGTGGAAATTCAAAACTTTTTGTAATTTCTTCTGCCAATAAAACTACTTCACCACTGCTGTTGTATGTACATTTTTTATTTACACAACAAGTTAAACGATCATAATCTAATATAAACTCATCGTAATGTTCTGCATCATAATACAATAAGTCGTCAGGTAATTCGTAATCAAATACTTCTGACGTTGTAGTATTCGTAAACCTTAAAGTTCTGCCAGTCAAATACAAATTGTCTGCTGGAAATAAATCATCTCGTGGATATAAATAACTAATATTATCTAAAAGTGGGTGTATGACTATCCTAATTGGTTCTGATTGATTTATATTTTCGAAGATTAATCTTCCTGTGTTGGTTTCTTGTGAAGTTGTTATATCAGCCACATCACTTATTGAACTTTCTATTTTTCCTAATTCAATATTGATGCCAGTTATTTGCGTATCATAATAATTTATTTTACCTGCCAACCCCTCTATTCTACTAACTGCTAATGTTCCTGTTGTAATAAAATTAGCATTAATCTGTCCATCCATAGTCATAGCTGTTTCGAACGGTCCTTCATATCCGTTAGAGCTAAAACCAATTCCTCCAAGGCCAAATCTCCAAACATTTCTCGCATTTTCTTTTGGCAATGTATCTAAAATAAGAATTTCATTATCATCAATGTATACATATCCATTTTTGTTTAGTGTATTTATTAAATTGGTTTGTGCATTTATTACTACCTCTTGTTTAGATATTGTTTGACTAATTTGGAAAATTGAATTTTTTATGTTATCGAATTTTGTTTTTACATCTCTGTTATAATTTCCAAAAGTCAAAGATTTAACTTTTTTTGAAATAAGATTATATTCGTATTCCAGTACCTCAGTTTTTATATTAACAAGAGGATGCTTAACTTCTATGATGTCTCCAATTTCTAGATCGTCATTAATATTAGATATAATAGTATAACTTATTTTAGGCAATTTATTTTCTTCCAAATATGCTGAGGCATTCTCTCTTAATTCTGCTATTAGACCTTCTTCTGTCTGTTCTTCTTCGTCAATATTAGTCTCAAAATTTACTACTCTTGAATAAGGCTTTTCGTATTGTATGTCGCTGTCTAAGTATTTCTCTGGTAGCATTATTCCATCATACCCAACAGGATATAATCTAGTACACACAGAAGACCAATCCTCGAAAATATCAAAGCCTTGCATATTTTTACCATAAATAACAGACTCACCATTGTCATGACCAACTGACGTTAAGAAACTAATGTTCCAATTATCCGCATCGAAAATTCCTCCCCAACGTTCTTCAAAAACTGTCCATGCTTCTAATAAATTTTTACGTACGAAGTATGCTGTACTCATTGTTTGTACATTAGAATAAATAGTAAAAGGACTGGTTTTATCAGTCCTTTGATTTATATAGTTCAATCCATTTATGCCATTTAGATTAGTTGGTCTTACATCTACTAGAATATAATCTCTTGCATCAAACATAACATGCTCTGCTGTAAATTTAATTTTCCTTGTACTATATTCTATATTTTCTCCTATTCTAAATGCTTGTGGATTTAACTTGGATTTTGTCTGTACTACACACAATTTATCTTTACTTATATAGTCTTTATATTTAATTGGTATTTCAACTTCTATGTACCAGCCATTTAAAGACTTTTTCTTAAATTCTAAACATTTTAATGGCTCTATAATTATATTTCCTGCACTTGAAAAGTCTCTATCATTAGCATCAAATATTTTAATCATAGCCATCTATCCTTCCTTTTCATTTTAATTATGCAATCGCCTGAATGAGTAGTTATTGTGTTTTGTCCAACATTTAAAAATGGAAGTTCATATCCTATTGTTATATATCTGTCCCTATTAAACCCATTATATTTAACTGTTTTTTCCATACAATCTATTTCAACATATGTATCGTTTCCTGCAAAATTATAAGTAAATCTAACATCATTGATTGTTATATCAACTGAACTTGATGTTCCTTTTTCTAGTCTTATGATTGGTCTACTTTCAATATTTCCGTCATTAGTCACCCTATTAGTCACTGTTACAAATTCATCATTTGCTTTGTACCAAAAAGGATTTCTTATAAAATTTGTGTCAATTATTCTAATGCATGCTTCTCTACGTGGTTCTTGTTGAGCATAAAACCTTGCTGTTGTTATTCTGCCTTTATATTCAAGCTCTCCTGTCCCATTAAGCCATGCTAAAATGTCATCCATTTTACTAATGTTTAAACATTGTACATATATTGGTCTTTCAATATACGAATATCCTAATTCATCAAATATAGCTCCATCTCTACCTTCAATTTCAGTAATTTCATATCGTTGAGCTGCTCTTGCCAAAAAATGTTCCTCTTCTTCAATTACTACTTGCATATCTGTACTTGATATTCCTTTAAATATAAACATTACATCACCTCATAAAGTTCGTTTTTTACAATTCTAGCAAATCCATCTTCATCTAGTTCTAATTTGCAAGAGTTCAAGGCCTTTGCAAATGCTTGATACATTATATTAAATAGTTTGTTGTAATCTATGTTCATAAAATTGGTACCAGTTTGAATATTTGGTATATTAATGCCAGGAGACATTTCACTAAAAGAGTCTAAAACATTATCTGCAACATTTTCTGTTTGTTCATATAAGTTTTTCTCTTCATCTGCTATCCCTTTTTCCATTCCGTTTCATTACATTTTTAAATATTTCACGTGTCTTACGTGATGGTGAATGTATGTCAAATGATTTTTTTAATCTTGATATAATTCCTTCTGCAATTCCTGATGCTTTTGCAAATAATGAAGGTTCGGAATTTTTCATTTCATCGAACATTGGAGACATAGCATTTTTCATAGCTTCTTTAGTCTTGTTAGGCATACTATCATAACTTTCTAATATTGCATCTACCATTGCTTGATTCTCTTCTGATATATCTCCTCCATAAAGTTCTGTATTAGCCAACATTCCAAGCCATACTCCTAATTGTTCTGCTTCACTGTCTGACATATATTTATACATTTGATTCCAAGTATCTCTTTGGTGAAAGGCAAAATTATCATTTTCTCCTAAAATTGCATTATATGTATCAGTTACATACCATAATTCGCCATCTTTAAGTTGTCTTATTTTTTCGTTGTGTGCTTCTTCTAAAGTCTCTTGTACACCCATATAATGTTTTAAATGTTCTGCAAAATCTCCATCTTGATTTGCTCTATCTGCATATCCATTCGCATAAATTGACCACAATTTTCCTACTTCATCATTTGCTGCATCTATCTTTTGTTGCTGATGTTGTATTATTGCGTTATATTCTGAGGCATAAGCTTCGTTCTGCATGTTTGCTTCATCACCATAACGTTGATTTAAAAGAGCTACTTCTTCTATCGTACTATCTTTTATTTTAGAAATTATTGTATCTGCTTGTTGTTGTGCTGTCTTTATCCATTCTTGTGATTGAACCTTATATTCATCTAAGCTTCCTTGAAAAGTTTCTGCATTTGTCACTGCTTGCTGAGTTATTGCATTAGCTATAGCCTCTTGTATTTCTATCTCTCTGTTTTTTAATTCTCTCAATCGCTCAAAATACTCATCCAATTGAGTTATTTCTTCTTGTGTATATCCTCTACGTTCATCTGAAGCAGTTTTACATATCTTTGTTATACCTTCTTGAATTTCATTCATTTCTTCTTCGAGTGCTTGCTGTTCTTCATTAGTTGCAAACATTGTAGTGTTGAAATTACTTAAATATCCTTCTGCATTTTGTAGACCTTTTTGAAAATCTGTTACTGCATCTCCCATATGTCCAAAAGCATCTCTAACTTTTCTGTTGTTTTCTTCTGCGGCTATCGCAATTCCTGCAATTATTCCTGTTATTGCTGTTATTGCTATTCCTACTGGACTT